CCAACGATCTGCATCATATGCTTCACCGTCTACTGACGCTTCAAACATTTCTTGCATAACCTTAATCGCTGTTTCATCTGGCTTTTTAGGTAAGAAGTCATCTAGATTAAACAAGCCGTGTGTGTTAACTGCTGCCATTTCTGCATCACCTAGTGGACGCTCTCTACGTGCCCAGTTAGATGTAGAATAGTCTGCGTAACCACCTTTTGAACTCTTGTTCAAACGGAAGTCTACACCTGCTGTGTAATCTGTTGGCAACTCTTCCATATCAGGATCCATAAGTGCCTGCTTAATAATCTGGAAGATCTGAGGACCAATAATAAAGCGTCTGATTGGGTTTTCAGGTGCTTCGTCGTCCGCTAGTGGATTATCCGTTACAAAACCTTGGAAAATATACGAACGCTTTTTCCAATACTTACGACCCATATCTTCTAGACTTGGATCTTTAAACCAACCACGTACTTCATTAAGAATGTTACATGTCTCACCGTACATTTCCATACACGGAATTTGTACTTGTACTGGACGTGAATCAGTTTCACCTTTTACACCTGCAAATGGAAGTTTGATCATCAAACGCTCTTTCCAAAAGAAAGTATTATCAGCGTTGCCATCAGGAAGGAAACGGAGTGTTGCACTCTCGCCTTCTTTCATATTCCAAAATGGGTAAATTGGGTTTGGACCGCTTGGTCCTGTGTTACCGCTTGAACGGTTTTCTTGTTCTTTGAGCTTTGCTCGGATTTCTGCTAATGATGCCATAGTTATGCCTCCTATTGTTATGCCTATGTGCTTTGTGCCTTATTCGTATAGCACAATATATACTATACGATATTATTTACCAAAAGTCAAGTACTTTTTGTAAATTTTTTTAAGAAGTTAGCGGATTACCTTAAACCCGCTAACTCTCTCATTCTGTCAAACTCTTCTATATCCAACTGCTGTGGTTGTGTACGCATCTGGAATTCTTCAAAAGTTTGATTAACTTGTTCGATAAAGGCCTTAGCGGGTTCTATGAACTGCTCGCCGTAATCTTTTTCTATCATAGTAAGTACGGCTGTCTCGCCTTTTGGAAACTCGCCTGTTTCTCTGTCGTAGTATGATAGTATGAACTCGCCTAATGGTGCCTTTTTGTCCTTTTCTAGTGTAATTTCATCACCGTCTGGACCGTCAATCTTGTCACCTTTTTTCTTGCCATCTTTTTTAGCCTGACGCACAGCGTTAGCATATGCATTGCCTTCTCCCATTCCGTAGTCTGCTTCGATCTGATCCCACATGCGTTGTTCGATTTCGTCATGGTCATCATCTGGGTGTAATCCGTGATCAATAGCTACATCATCGTACATGTCCTGTAGATAGTTTTGTACGTCTGGGCCCATTGCGCCTTTGCTTAGTGCTTTATATAGTAAATCACCGCTATCATCAGCTGCAATCTTTTCCATTGCTTGGATAAGCTGATCTTTCATTGCGCCTTCTGCAAACTGGCCTAGTGATTGGTTAAACAATTCTTCTAGCTCTTCTTCTTCTTTTACACACGAACCTTTTTCGCCACGCTTCTTGCCTGGTACTTTCTTGTATCCGTCCCAGCACTTGTCATACATTTTATCGTTGCCGTGACGTTCGCCTTCGTCTACTAAATCATCTGGACCTAGTTCTGTTGCTTTTGTTGCTTCTGAAACAAGTTTGTAAATGTAAGGAAATACATCTTTTAGTTCTTCATTAAATTGTTTGATAGTAAGTTGATCAATCCAATTTTCAGCAACATCTGCAGGAACATCTTCTAGTACTGGGGATTCAAAAGATTCAAATGCTTCTTTGTATGCTGCTGGTTTTTGAAGTGTTTCAATTGTTTTCTTTACTGTCTTGATACGCTCTTGTACAACGTCCATGTATCCTGCTAGGCTTTCTGCCATTACGCTTGAACGTCCCATATAACTTTTAAACTTACGTAGTTTAGCAAGTTCTTCACTTAGTCCTACAATATGTTTTCCAAAGTCATCATACGCATTGCCGCCTTCAGCAACATGCATTGCCATTGCTCTAGCACCACTTAGATGCTTGAAAGGATATTTAAACCGTTCGCCTTCGGGCGACTCAATATAAATCTTTCCTATTTTTTGTGTGCGTCCTGTTGCGCTTTCTTGATTGATACTTTCGCTGTGCTTAATCATAATACGTGCTTCGCCTACATTCTGATAACTAATACGCGATGTACCATATAACTTACTTTCATTCATGCTACTATCCCCAGAGCGTTTTGCTAAAAATTTATAATCTCTTTTATCTAAGTTAGACTTTGTAATATTTCTTGTGTCAAAGTTTAATAATCTTTTACGAGCAAACTGTCTTAGTTCTTTTAAAAAATCATACCAAGACTTTTTAGTTAACTCGTCTTCATTAGTTACAAGCTCAGTACTATAAATTACAGTTAGTTCACCTTCGTTAACACTTACACTTATACTACCTAATGATTTGTCATTAGCCTTAAACGGAAAATCAAAGAATCTTGCTGCTCCTGGTTCGTTTGTAACATTACCATCTTCATCACCAATTGTAACGTCTTTGAAACGGCCACGGATCTTGTTAAACAATTCTTCGCTAATTTTATCTAAGTCTTTCATATTGTATTTATCTACTGTTAATAATTCGAGCTAATAAAAATAGGCATTGGCATATCATGTTCTTCTATATGATCTGTCTGATTAAAAGTGTCGTAAACTCTCGGATCCCAATCTTTAAGAACATCTATCATACGCAAAGCCAACAGTGTAGCACTCACTAAATCATCAGTCATACCTACTTTGGCTTGATAACTTGTGTTTGTAGCGACAAAGCCTTTTAATTCTGAGATTAAAGGTTTTGAATGTACACGCATCTTATCATTTTCTATCATTGTTTTGAGTCTGGAACAAGCTGTAACTTTGGTGCTGTGCGTTGTGTTGAATCCTTTGCGGAACTTTCTAACATGTCCTTTGCGGATTGGTTCGCTAACGAACAGACCAGGAATATTTTCCTCCCCAAAGTCATTGATAACAATAAGTGCGGCTTCTCCCAGGCCATTGTTTTCTACACTCCAATATATTCCTTGTGTATTTTTTGTTTCTTGTTCTATATACTTACAAATATCTGACAGTACTCTAATTTGTCCGGGTATAGCAGTTTGGTTGTGTTGCCATTCTGCAACTTGTTCATAGCTAGGTAATTCAAATACCTGTATAGCAGCATAGTCTCCTCCTGTGCCCATACTCGGATCTAAAGCAATAGCATATGTATATTGATTAGTTGGCTTTTTGTACCAGCGTGTTTGTCCCATATTTAATATAGGACTTACACCTTCCATTGTTGCAAGTTTAATAGAGTTAATTAGAGTTTCATCAAATACTAAAAACTCACAGCCATATTCACGGCGGAACTTTTCTTCACCAATACGTCCAATTTCAGCAGTCTTCCATTCCTCGTCACGATCAGGATGTTCTTCCCAATTTGCTCTAAATGAATGAAATCCGTTTATTCCTACTTCGCTTTCATTACCGTGTTCATCAAACTTTTGTTCTGCTTGTTTCCAAATAGTAGCGAATGTGTCTTCGTCACTGTTAGGTGTACTTGTAATAATAGCACGACCACCTGTTGCCAGTGTAGGTGATATCGAAGTCCAAAACTCTTCCGCAATGTTAGGCATAACAAACGCAAACTCGTCACAGTATAGTAGCGAGATACTCATACCACGTCCTGTGTTCCCTGTTGTTGTTTGCGAAACAATCCTACTACCATTCTCAAACTCGATACTGCCTTTGTTGTAACTTGTAACACCTGCCCTAATATGATCCGGACAAGTTTCGTACACATAACGTATACGTGCCATAATCTCTTGAGCACCTGTGTATTTGTGTGCGGCAATTAGGATAGTTTGGTCTGGATTAAACATCGCATACCATGCAAGATAGATAGCAGCACAGGTTGTCTTACCTGTTTGTCTAGGCATCATGTTGATGTTAAACCTATATGTATGATAGCTATGCATTAGCCGTAGTTGATACTCATAAGGATCAAACAACAGTTTACCTTTTACAGGATGCTGTATAAATGCAAAATGTTTTGCAAAATATAGATAGCCTAAGTCTGGATCCATGCATTGCGCAAGATCTTGTATTTGTGCTTCGGTGTATGTTTCTTTAGTATTGGCTTTTTTAGTGAGTACGCCGTCTAAACTTTTGCTCATGTATATATTTAACCAAAAAAATAGGCACCGAAGTGCCTATTGATTAACCTGGGGGTTGTTTTATTTTTTCTTGAACTGCGGAGGTACTTCGCCTTTTTTAGGCTTGCTACCTTTTTTCTTACCTTCGTTGTCGTCTTTACCTGGCTTCTTGTCTGCCCAGTCTGGAACGCCGTCGCCGTCTGCATCTGGCTTTTTCTTTTCAGCTAGTGCTTTCATTAGTTCTGCTTTGATTGTTTCAACAGCAAT